GTAAGAGAAAATTCTCTAACGTCCGCGGGTTCTGTAAGCCGTACTAATACAATTACATCAAGAAGTTCTTTGTCAGATATGACAAGGCCCTCCTTATCTAAAAAATGTAAATCAAATTTTATATTGTATCATATAAGCGTAGAACGTTCGTTCATGACTTCTATTAATTGAAACAATTGTGGGGGATGTAAATTCACGGCTTCGAGGGAAGGGTAGTGCCTAAACGGAAAATAGTATGTATCCCCCGTTTCGACAGCTACCCCAATCCCACAAATTTGATTCTTACCATACCAATCTAAACCGTTAGTTTCTACGTCAACAACCCAAGTTGAGTAGGCTTTCAAATCTGAAATAACCGACTCATATGTATCTGGGGTAACTAGCATTTAGTTAAAGAGGTCGTCATCCAACAATGTTGTTTCATCTGTCTCTAACGACACACCTTCACTAGATGGGATTGTTTGATTTACCTGACCATAACGATCTTTATAGTAGTCTTTAATCCCCGCAAGTTCAGAGATTGCGGATATTTTCTCAGCAGGTACATCAGTATTTCTAGCTGTAGCTGTCACGGTGTATGATGTATCGTACATTCCTGTGCCGGTACGCTTCACCCTAACAACGCCCTTGTTCAATGCTCCCCAATCATTATAGACATCTACAAGTTGGTTCCAAATGTAATTACTGCGACCAAAACCTAACGGAATTACTCTAAAATCATTAACATGTTGAACGAACATTTTCTTACCTTGAGGGCCTTCAACTTCTTCCCAATCATCGAACCGTTTCTCAGTGTGCATAACATCGTGGACATATGCCCAAAATGCAAACTTATGAGATGCCCTTATATTATCGGGAACATCTGATGCATCTACGTCGTCATCTTTTAGGAGATTAATCCAACGGTTCCCAGATCGGTACGTGTAGAGATGCACCTCATCTAAAAGAAGATCATTTTCCTCACCCGTAGCTACCGGGGTAAGGAAAGCTTGGTCACCGTCTTTGAAAAAGATTTCCTGACCAGCGGTTTGTGATTGAGGGTTCGTTCGTTCGTCAACCCTGTTTTGTATAGCGGATATACCACCCATATTTACACTCCTTTAGTCTTTACCAAAAGACCCTATTATCAATTACTTGTTTAAGTAATGTTTGTTGACGTATCTCTTGTACGTCTTTTACCCGTTCGGGTAACTCTATCCATGATACCACACAACTATCTCTCATGCAACTATTAATTTTATTGATTGCTGTTTGACCGGCATCATCATTATCTAAGCATAACACAATTTCTTCGGGTCGTAATGCTTTTAACCTATCTTGTTGTGCGTAAGAAAAAGAAGCACCCAATAAGGCAACACTTGTGTATCCGTTCTGGTTTAACCACATAGTATCTAAGGCCCCCTCTGTAATACAGATGGTCTGCGTCGATTGTATCTTATGTTCCCCAAATAAAAGTTTAGACTTTCTCAAACCCTTAGAATACATATACTTGGGAGTTGCATCAATCCTACGTTCCATCCACCCCACCAAGCGTTGTTTGGCATCATAAACGGGGATAATTAAATCCCCGTATTCATTCATGCCGCAATCCCAATCTTTTAGAGTTTTACGAGAAAACCCCCTATCAAAAATCCACTCAGGAACTATCTGACGCTTACCGGGGTATTCAACTTCACTAAGTTCGTCCTCACTTGGAAATTCGTTCTCAAAGAAATCAAAATCAAATTCAACCGCATTATTTGCAATGTCCCGTTGTATATTTTCTATACCTTGACCTGTAAACTTTGAAAGAAGAGTTACTAAAGAACCCTGCCCACACCCTGCAAAACATATCCATTTACCTATCGTTACATTAATTGAACAAGAGGGTAATTCATCTATATGAAAGGGGCAAGAAATATTAAATTGGTCACGTTCTAACGGAACATCTATCCCTGCATCCAATAATAAACTAGCCCAATTAACCACTAAGACAAACTTTCTCGCTTTACCTTCGAGGCACGTAGAAACAATACAACATCACTACTGTAACCATTAATATCTACTACCCGCCCACGCTTTATATCCCCAATAGTAATGGCTACTTTTGGTTTCCCCGGCCCTTTAGACGTACCCTGTTTTACAACAATACTATCTGAATTTTTAAATATATCAAACAATCCCATTATTATTACTCCTTATTAAAAGTCATCATCTTCACCAACAAGTTCAAACTCATTATCTTCATACATAATACCACAATCTACGTCCCAACGCAAGTAGTATTCTTCGGACGGTAACACACCGTCTCGATACTTTTGAATCTGTATCATACGAATATCATCATGATCCTCAACTAAACACATTGCCAATGCCACATCAGCGGCTCGTATAAGGGCATCCCCAAAGGCTACTTGGTCGGCTCTGGGTGGTTCAAACATATTGGCGGCTTCTCTCGTGGCTTGTGTGGAGACCCAAATAGCTGTATTCGTGGCAACGCAAAGATTTTTCATCCCATAGAAAAGGGCGTGTGATTGTTCCCACATAGCTTTTTTGCTATCTCCTGAAGAAATTAAATAGATACCATCTAAAACTACAAAGTCGGGGGCGTGTTTTCGTATTAATCTAGCAATGCTTGCTATCGAAATCGTAGCTTCTCCTTCTATATGGTCACATACTAACAATGAACGCCCATTTAATTCTTTTAGGAACTTCATATACTGGTCTTCGTCGATAGGGTCTCCAGTACGTAACGCTTTATGTGAAAACTTATAACCCATTTTATTAGCCAATACTACATCTGCCCTAAGACTAATAGACGCAACAGGCATTTCTGTAGAAACCAACAACGTTTTATAACCACTCATAACAGCGGTGGCAGCGGCTTCTACGCACATCCATGTTTTACCCACCGTAGGTCTAGCGAACATCGCAATCAACTCTCCGGGCATCCATCCTACTCCCGTATTATTGAACGATGTAAAGGGTGTGGGAATACCCATAATACCATCGCCCATTTGACGACGCTTGGTTCGTTCTTTCCATTCTTCTAATCTAGCAGGAGTTCCATCATTGTATATGGATACATCCTCGTCAGTTTCTATTTCAACGTCTCCCAACGTAGAAATAATTGAAGAAAGGGCTTTTGATGGGTTATCTTTTAATAATTCTTTCTGAGATTGAATTGCGTTGACAATTTTCCTATAAACTACTTGATCTTTAAATTGATCCACAGCGTAGTCATAATTTAACGTTTGTGCTGATGTATCTAACGTTGGGTAATTTTCTGCCAAAGTAGAAATGGAGGGAGTCTCTTTATATTGATCTACATAATTAATAATAAATGTATGTACTTCTCCATGCTTTGCGAAATCTTTACCAGTGTATCTAAAGTTTTTAAAGTTTATGGGGTCTACCAGATTAAATAAAACACCGGATTCAATATATTCAAAACTCTGCATTACTACCTCGCTATATATATCACTCGTGGGCCATGACCATGAATATAGCATACCACACCATCTACCGCTTTGTCATCAGCAATTTTCTTAGCTTCTGGAAAAGAAGAGAAAGTTCCTTCTATCCATACCTCTTGATTATAACTAAATCCAACCCTTGCAATAGATATCACTCGATATTGTCCATCAGGAGCGGTACGTCCGGTTAAATCGCTAACAAGCAACTGTTTTCTTTTAGGTGGGGTAAATTTAGAAAATCCCCCTTTTCTATTAGTTCTCTTTGGCATTTGACCACTCCAATAACTTTGTTTCAATTTTCTTCTTCCGCTGCTCGGAGGAAGCAGTTGGAAACCATTTAGTGTCTAAGAGTATATATTTGCGCCAGTACGCTTTTACCTTATCATTTCCATACGCCATGACTTTATAATACAATTCCGGGTTATGATCAGTCAAGTAATACTTAAACTCAAAACCCTTAAGAATATATTTAATGGATACGTAATCTGAGTTAGTATTAATACCGTTATACAAACCTGATAAAACCTTAAACAAACCATATTTTCCAATAGCTTGTTTAATAATTTTTAAATCATAACCTATAAAACCTTTATCTATATAGTCCTTATGGTGTTTACGTGAATATAGCCAAGTAAATTCTTTTCGCACATCCTGCGAATTGAAATCACTTAAAGGTTTTCCGTTCCGTTTAACCATTGCAAAAGCCCTTGTTCTGTTCTGCCACCCAATTTCTGCTTTATTCGATTACGAATTTTATAAGCAGACTCTTGTAGTGTATTAGAAATTTCATCCATTGTCAAATTTTCCATACGTAATTCTAAAAAAGAACCCTCAATTTCGGAAAGTTTTAATCGTTCTAATATAGAGTTTAACGTAAGTTTAGAATCCATGTCAACTGTAACTGATAAAGCTTTCTGGGCTGCTGGACTACCTACCCAATGATCAGATGCATAGTCTTCAAAAGAAAGAAACATATCTAAACTACGTAATGCGGGGCGACGTTGTGCCTTTGTAATAAGAGTTCGGATAGTATTAATCATTGTGGTATGTAAATAAGTATGAAAAGATACTTTACGTTCAGGATCAAACCCTTTAGCTGCCTTAAGGATAGAAATTCGTAATTCTTGTGCGATATCTTCTCTATCCATACCCCTAATCGAAGTGGTTTGTAACATTCGATTTATTTTGGGTTCCCATTGCTTTATTAAATTATCGTCGATCAGCATCCATAAG